CGCATTGAGGATTGCGCCGATCGCGTTGACCACTGCGGTGCAGGCGTCGGCCGCTTTGGTGAAGAAATCTTTGATCTCATCGCCGTTGGCTTTAATCCATTTGTCGACGTCGTCGACGCGGGCCCGCACCGACTCGATCGCCGCCGTCAGCGTGGACGCACCCTCAGCGGGTTTACCGAACAAGGCCGCCAACAAATCCGCGCCCACACGGGCGAAGGAAATCTGCAAATTGGAGATCGCCCCCCCAAGGGTGGTGCCCAACGTCTTCGCCATACCACTGATGTTGGAGTCGATCACATACCGCAACTGGTCGGCGCCGACCTGATGGGACGCGATGGCCTTCTGCAACTGGGCGCCGTCGAGGCCGTACACCTCCATCAGCCAGGCCCGAACCGGAAGGTTCCGCAACTGGTTGTTCAGCATTTGAGCATCAACCCAGCCCTGATTCACCACCTGGGTGAACGCCTGCCCGACGTCGGCGAGGCTTTGACCGGTGAACGCCGCCGCATCGGCCACCGATGTGAGGAACCCCTGAATGTCGGTGACACCGGATGCGATGCCCGTCACCGCGAGGGAGAACGCCTGATCTAAGGCGAACGGGGTGTTCAGCACCACATCGTTGACGGTTCGCATGGTGGCTTCAACGTCGATGCCGGCCTTGCCGGTGGCCTCCAAAGTTTGGTTCAACGCCCGCAGGCGGTACGTCGTCTGGTCGAGCAGTTCGTAGCGTTCGAACCCTTTGAACAGGGTGTAGGCGGCGATGCCGATCGCCGCCCCCGCCGCAGCGGTGAACGCCAACCCCAACGCCCGCCCCGCCAAAGCGCCTGCTTGCTGGGCGGCACCGTGATAGCCGTACAACGCCTGCTCAAACCCGGCGACACCCGGAATGGATTGCGCCAGTTCGGAAGTGAACGCGCTACCGAAGCCCCGGCCGGCCCGCTGACCGTGCCCAGCCATATCCGTCGCCACCCGCGCCGCGATCGCCGACGAGTCGAAGTTGGTGCGGGCAGCCTCAGCCGCCAAAGCTTTGTTGAACGCCTCACCCGACACCTGGCCGGCTTTGGTCAACTCCCGTTCGATGCTGCGCGCCGACAGTGCCAGCGCCCGCTCGTCGAGCTGGGTGATGACGTCAACGTGGATGGCGATGTCAACTCACCTGCTTACTTTGTTTGGGTTTGGCGGATGCGAACACTGCCCGGCGGCCCTCCTCGGACTCTTTGGCCCGCTCCATGCTTTCCTTGATGACGTCGGCGGGCACCCACAGCCGTGACCCGTACTCCGCGCCGTCAACGCCCTGCACCTGGCCGGCCCGCAGCACAGCAACCTCGTTGGCGGTCTGGCGGATCATCTGCTGCCACGGCGGCAAATCGCCTTCCCGTAGCGCCTGCGCCAGCGCACCCTCCTCGGCGGGGAACTCGATGAGTTCCAGCAGTTCGTAGGAACTCATCTCCCCGTGGTGCCAGTCGGCGATACGGCGGTGGTGGAAGCGGGACAGGTCACTGCTGATCTGGCGCGGGAACATGCGCCACACTGCTTGTGCTTCCATTACTTTTGGGGTCGGCATCAGCCCTCGACGTCAACTCGAGGCCCTGTTCGTTCCACACCCGCCACACATCCGCGGCGTTGCACCCACCGGCCCGCAACCTGGCATACAAGTCGTCGCCGACCGCGGCCTGGACGACCCGCACCGTGTACGGGGGTTTCACCAGTTTCCCGTCCAGCCGGTGCGGTTCGAGCACCGCACCGCGACGGGTTTCGGCGGGCAGTATCACACCACTGTCGAGTTTCTGCTCGGGAATGTGAAGGTCAGGTTCCCGGTCATAGGACTCGACTTCGAACAGCAACTCCTCGTAGGCCGCCATCTGCTCGTCGTCGAGCATCCGCAGATTCGGGTGCGGCGGAATGTCGATGATGCTTCCATCGCCGAGTTCCAGTGAGCGCGGCCCGAACACCGACTTGTAGGCTTTGGCCTGTTCCCGCGCCGACTTCGCGGCGTCAGGGACGGGCTGCAACATTTTGGGTTGTGCCATAGTAGGATTCGGTTCCTTTCCTGTTAGCTGGAGCCGCTGGTGACGGCAAGATCATTCCACGCCGGCCCGCCAACCCATTCGCTGTAGAGCGCCGGGACGAGCACACCCGAATCGGGGTCGGACGCATCCAAATCCACGTGGTACGGATCGGGTAGGGCGCGGAACGACAAGGACGGCGCATCCGCGTCGGTCTTCGACCTGCGGAAGTTGCCGATCTTGTTCAGTTTCACCAGCGGGTAACCCTCCACGTGATACAGGTAGTTGCCGGCCTTCTTCCGTGCGAAGACCAGCAGTAGTTGCCGTTCAATCGAGTCGGCGTCCACCGGCTGCGACAGCACGAAATCCGAGGCGCCGGGATCCTCCACCAACGCCGAACCGGAACCGTCGGAGATCGGCAGATTCATTCGCAACCGAATCAGCAGCGGCCGCAACGCCTCCACCGCCGTGAACTCGACCGTCCTCGACTGCGACACCAAATCGGTGTCGAACGGCCAATTCGACTGCAAGATCATCGCATCGTCGTCCTTGGTGTCGCTGGAGCGTTGCGGGCCGCCCTTCTCATCCATCGCCCCGATACCCCACCAGCCCTCATTGGCCTCACCGTTGAGCACCCAGTCACCGTCGACCATGGACACGGCGAACAGGTCATCGCGCAACTCGCCGTCCTGGGCGAACGGCGAGAAATTCATGTCCGGGGTGGGGGTGCCCGATCCTTGGCCCGTCGAATACGGGGCCAGGCTCGTAGCCGCGCCGCGGTAGTCGCGGATCAGGACAGCGGCCAGCGGCCCCCGGTCGTAGAACCGGTTGTCGACCTGGCCGAACCCACCTTCTTTGTAGTTGATTCCAGTCGCTGCTTGTGACATGGGTGTTTCCTTTCGGAAAAGGGGTTGAACCGGAAGGGAATCCGGTTTTTAGTTCCCCACCAGTTCGGTGGGGACGTAGGAGAGGCCGATACGGTATCGGCCTACTTTTCGCAGGATTTGGTCGTCGCCGTAGGGCAGCCACAGTGGCGGCTGAAAAATTCGCAGGTAGTCAATGCTGGCTTCTGTGCCATCGGCCAAGGTGATTGTGTCCAAGTATTTGGCGAGTTGCAGGATGCGCTGGTGTGTCAGCCTGGCTTCGTTCCTGGCTGTGACACTCCCCGCGGATCTGGCGCACAAGGTGTGAACTGATACGACGGCGGCACCGATCTCCAAGTCAACATCCTCGTCGCCGGCGACGCCGGTCACCAACCGGAACGGCAACTCGTCACCGGATCGGCGTTCAATGCCGGTGCGCCCCAACGGCGTCAGCCACGCCACCACCAGTTCTTCGGCATCCTGGTTGGCGCGCTCGAACACCTCAGTCATTTAAGGTCGCCGAGCTGCCCGTAGTCGACGAACCCCTCACCGGTGGTGGAGAACCCGCCACCGCGCTGGTCACCGTCGAAGTGGTCAGCCATTTTGGCGAACACCGCGAACTCCGGTGTCGGGGCGGGTTGGCCGGTGCCGTATTCAATCCAAATCGCCTTGTGGTCGGTGGCGATGATCCGGCGAGCCGGTAACCCGTTGACGTCGTCGAGGTCCTCGGTGTGAATGCTTTTCTTGTAATCGCCTTCATTCACGGGGGCGATGCTGCGGGCGAAGGCGGCGCCTTCTTCGGCGACGGCGCGGTTTTCGCGGCGGATTTGGTCCAAGGATTCGTGGTCGCCGACGTGGAGCATGATTTCACCGGCGATCTCGCGGGCGTTACTCGTCGCCACTGTGACTCTTGTACTGCTCGGCCAGATCGGTGACTACCTGCTCCCTCACTGACGGGTTGCTGAAATCAACGTCTTCCCGCGGCACATCGACATGCCCGTAGGTGGCCGCTTTGGTTTTGGGTGGGCGCCGCTTCTCCACATTCGCCGGCTCCGCATACCACTCCAGTTTCCGTGGGAACTTCGCCGCCACCACATCATCCAACTCGACGATGTCACCCACCTCATGGCGAACAATTTCCCGGCGTATCCCCAACCCGTTCGACGGTTCCCCCGTGCGCCGCGCATACGCCAACGGCGCCGTAACAAGATACTTAGCCACAATCGTTGCCTCTCATCCGGTTTGTCGCTGCGCCATAACAACCACATGGTTGATGGCGCCACCCAGGTCGTAAAACTTTTGCGGCCCACCCACAATCTGGTAGATGTCGCCGCCGTATTTCAAGTATCCGGTTGACGTCGCCGCCAGGGTGGTGTCGGTGGGCGGTGCGGTACACCGCCAAACAGTAGTATTCACATCCACCTCAGTCTGCGGGGTTTCATCAGCCCGTAAGGTACGGAACATACATCCAGGCACTTCAACCTCGACGCTAGTTTCGGTCATCATCCCCAAACCGTCGGGAGTGCCTGACTCAGTGAATGACCCGAAAATAACTGTCTGCCCACCCAGGCTCATGCCAGGAACACCGGGCGCAACTCGTAGTTGTCCAGAATGGGTTTCACACTGTAGAGGGCTTCCTCGGCTGCCGTGTTCCACCGGTAGATGACGTCGTCGACCTGCTTGCTGACCAGGTCGCCATCCGACCGCCCTGCGGTGGACCCCATCTGTTCAACCATCGACAGCACAGCGTGCCGCCAATCCTGCGCCTGCGCTTCGGTGTAGCCGTGACTGAGGGTCAGTTCGATGCCGGAGTAGTGGGTCGACCACCGTCCGGTGGTGAGCACCAGTTTCCACGGCGCTGACGCGGGCACCACCACAACAGGGGTGCCGGCGCCCGAACCTGACCCGCCCACCTCGAGGGTCACCCCGTCGTTGAGGACTTCGGTCAGGTCAACAATGTTGCGGGTCGGGGGGAACAGTTCCGTCCCCCCCGCCCCATCCATGACGATGACATCCTCGCGCACCGGGGAGACATGCCAGCCGCAATACCGCCGGGCCACCACCAGTGCGGTGTCGAGGATGCGTTGCGTTTCGTCGTTGTCGGTGAGCCGCCCGCCGGTGTACTGGATGACGTCGTCGACAGAGAGTTCAGCCATGACTTAGACGTGGACGCATCGCCAGGTGACGCTGCTGCCGCCGGGGTTGTCGACGACGGTGCCGTACAGGGTTGTCGGCCACGTCGGCTCGGTGGCGCCGTGCGACGTTCCGGCATCCACGGCCACATACACGGCGTCGTAGTTAGTGCCGGTTTTCGGTGTCACGTAGGCGCCGGCCGCGTACTGGGTGCCGGTTGCCCACACAGCCGGGTTGGCGAACGTCAACGCCCGCCCCATGTAATCCTTGTTGGAGGCTTTGACGGTGCGGCCGCAGTAGTCGGTGGCGTTGCTGGTGCCTGGCCGGGTGTTGGCCAGCCACCGCCCCAGATAGTCCTTACGGTACGTGGTGGTCGTTGTCACGACTTACCCTCCTTTGAATGAATGTGCCTGCGGTACAGTGTGTTTCGGATGCTCAACCAGTTTCGGCGGGTTCACCGGTTCCGGCTGCTTCGCCTCGACGGGTTGCTCGACTGGCTCGGATTGTGTTGGGGCCGTTTCTGTTTTGCGGGGCCGCCCCGGGCTGCGCTTCGGTGCTACCGGCTGGGGGGCCGGGGTGCCCTCTTTAGGCACCCCGGACCCCACAGCTTGACCGTTGACAATGATCACGAACCCGACCCGAGGGCCAGCGGGATGATGGCGTCGTCTTCGATCACCAGCGGGGTGAAGTAGCCCGCGTACGCCACCTGAACGCCGAGCACGGACGGCTCGGTGACCTGGAGGGTGCCGACCCGCTGCTCGTAGCATTCGATTGCCGCCGTGGAGAACACGTAGGCGGTGCCCGCACCAAGCCCGGACGACATCACCGTCGAAATACCGGAGATGTTGCCCACCACACCCTGGGAGAACCCGTTGGCGGTGAACCCCGTCGACTGCGCGCTGACCGGGTTGATCGGCGCGAACAGCGGCCCGAACACCGACAGCACATCGGGTGCCACCGCCAGGATGAGGCGGCCCTGACCGCGCACCGCCGTGTAGGCGGCGGCAGCCGCATCCCACAGGGCTGCGGCGACACCCGCCGAGTCGACGGTGTAGTCGATGTGGTTGGTGTTGGTGGTGGCCAGTGCCGCACCGAACGCCGCCTCCGTCTCGATGGCGTACTGCGCGGCGAGATCGTTGATGATGATGTCAAGGATGCTGGGCTGGCTGAAGTCGATGTCCTGACGTGAAACATTGACGTACCCGCCGTACGTGACTGCGGTCGCGTTGAGTCGAGTGATCGTCATCTTCTGCGACGACAATTCCTTCTTCTCATCACCGGCCGCACCAGCACTGCCCTGCGCGGCGACTTTCGTCGACTGCGTCACCCGAGGCCGATGCCACGTTGACGACGGCATCGGGCGTGGGCCCACCGCCGACACCAAAGGCCGTGCCGCATCAATGAAGTTGATGACGTCGCCGACAATCGGGTCGGGAACCACACCGAGGTTGTCGGCTGTGGTCTGATGCGCCGCCTCGCGGTAAAACATTTCGAGGCGGTCACGGCACTCCCGGTCACCCAGATGCGCCTTGTACGAGTCGAGCATCCACTGCCCCGCCGACCTGTACTCGACCGGGGCGCGATGCGACTGACCTTTACGAGATGCGATGGCGTCACCGACCTGCCGTTCACGCTGCGTCGCCTCAAACGATTCCCGGGACACGTCCTCGACGAGGTCGAGTTGACCCTTGATGCGGCTGATGTGGCCGCGGGTTTCGGAGAGGAGATTCTTCTCGTCGTCGTTGAGGTCACGTTCGGCGACCTGCGCCCTCGCGATGATCTCGTTGGCGAAGTTCTGCTGCTGCCGAAGCTCCGTTTCCTGACGGCGAATGAAGTCATCACTCGAATTGACATTTGAACCAGCCATAATTGTGGCCTTCCTGTGTTGAGAGAGTTACTGATGGTCAGGCCCTCTCGGCCAGCGAAGACCCTCTCGGTCAGCGACACCCTCTCGGTGAACGAGCCCACTCGTTTGGGCTGAAAGTCTTTAGTCGGTGTGGGGAGGTTCCACCCGCTGATCCATCCACTGCACCAGCGGGTCGGCGAGGAACTCGTTAATCCCCGGCGTCGGCAGATGCCCACCATACGGATCATCCACACTGCTACGCACCGACAGGACTTGCGCGCCTTCATACGCCGGGTCGGGTACGAACGCCAGATGATCCAGATAG